TCAGTATTCTTCGGGCAAAAGGAAACAGGTTGAGGTCCGGTCGGCTTCCGTGATGACCCAGAACTTCACGCCCGTGCTGAGTGTGTAAGCTGACAGAATGCGAAATCCTTCGCGCACGCTCAACTCGTTCTCCGCGATATCCTCGGGCGAGAGTTCTCCCCAATCGCCAGCGATATGCCGGACCAGATAAGCCAGCGGGTCATCGCCGCTGGCTGTGAACTGCTCCTGGGCACCGGGAGTAATAAAGACGGAGCCGGGAGAGAACTTGATCCCGCTCACTTGGTTACCTTGAACTGTCCGTTGTTAACGGCGTAACGGATGTATCGCTGAACTCGAGCCGCGTCGATCTTGTGCCCGTCAATTTGGCGACCGGCGAACTCGGCGACGAGCATCGCGGCATCCACCGTTCCTTTCTTCTTGGTGAAGTCGCAGAACTCCTTCAAGAAACCTCGGCGCACGGTGTCTGTGACGCCGATGACATATTTCGCATCGTCGGCTGGCTTGGTTCGCTTCGCGGCCTTGATCGTCTTCCCGTTGCCATTGTCCTTATCGTTGGCAGCGGCCTTCTTCGCATCCACTGGTTGCTTCTTCATCTCGAACTCTCCTATCCTGAGTGAACTCATAGCCCAACGAGGAGAGACTCTCGCAAAGAACTTCGGCTTTGACACGTGAATTCGTATTAGGTCGAATGAGTCAGAACAATCGACTTAACAGGCCGCAGATTCGGAAGGTAGAGAGTGCTTCTGTTCGCTGGCCAGAACAAAGCTAAGAACGGCACTTGCATGTGCGAATGTGACTGTTCGCACTCAGAAGCCAGTTATCGGCGGTCATCTCAGGAAGGGCTTGTCGAGCAGTTGCGGTTACAACACGGTATAAGATTTTGCTCGTGCCTTGTGGTACCCATCTCTATCCCCCCAAGATGTGGGGGTTATTGTGCAGTGACATCGTTACTTATGATTGCAACATTTTTGGTGCAACTTACGATGACATAGGCCACACTTCTTCACGGAAGCCAATGCCAAGCGACGACCACAACCTATGCCTGTTTGATGAATTTGATTTCGGAGAACTCAATTCGCCCGATTTCAAGGAGGACTCTGTCCGCGAAGAGATTATCAAGCCGATCCTGAATGCACTTGGCTACTCAGTCTCGGCCAAGAATCGCATTATCCGAAGTAAGAAATTGAGACATCCATTCGTGAAGACAGGTTCGGGAGAGAGGCATATCACGAACTATCCTGATTACCTACTAACAGTCGGTAGTAAGCCTGCATGGGTGCTCGATGCCAAAGACCCAGAAGAAGAGGTCACATCAGGTGAACACCGTGAACAGGCTTTCTTCTATGCCATTCATCCGGATGTTCAAGTTCGCTACTACGCACTGTGTAATGGTAAAGAATTCGCAATCTTTGCGATTGACTCCAACGAGCCGGTGCTCCACTTCCATGTTTCGGAAATAAAGAAGCACTGGGCACAGTTGCAGTACCTACTCTCGCCTGAGGTATTTTCTCCAGAAACGTCAACATCAAAACCGTTGTTTCCGGCTGACACCTTCGACCACGCTGCTGCCAAACCGCTGCTCACCCTGAAGACTCGGAAGCAGGGAGCGAAACGTCACTTTGGCGTACATGGTTATTTCACCCGTCAGGCATATGACCTCGTGCAAGCTTACATTAAGAATTTCACCGAACCGGGAGATTTGGTGCTCGACCCTTTCGGTGGTTATGGTGTGACGGCACTCGAAGCTTTGATGCTCGGAAGAAGAGCAATCCACATTGACCTTAATCCTATGTCGCCTTTCATCCTAAAGGGTCTTGTAGCGCCAGTCGATCCCCAGGCGATGTTGGAAATTGTGGAAAAACTTCGTACCGCGTTTGCTCAGCGTCGTCCGCGGACTCCCGAGGAGATGGAAACGACAATCGAACAGTATGGGCACCCAAAGGACATTCCTCTGTCAAGAGACGCCGACGTCGATTCAGTCGAGAAACTCTTCACCCGATCGCAACTCGCTGAGCTTGGACTGCTGAAGCATTTGATCTTACGCATCAAGGACGAGAACCTGCGAGATAGTTTCCTTCTCGCCTTTTCCAGCACAATCACAAAAATCAATCGGACTTACCACCCGTCCACTTCGCGAGGTGAGAATGCAGGCGACAGTGCTGCCTTTCGCTATTACCGCTACAGGATTGCACCTGCTCCGGTGGAACTGGATGTCTTTGAGACCTTCGATATCAAGATTAAGAAACTAGTCGCAGCAAAAAAAGAAATGAGTGGGATCATCAATAAGGAGACAGTCAAGAATGCTGAGATCAAAAAAGGGACTGCTACCGACTTGCATGAAATTCCCGCTGAAAGCGTGGACTACATTTATACCGATCCACCTTATGGTGCCAAAATCGCATATCTCGACTTATCAGTAATGTGGAACGCCTGGCTTGACTTACCCGTCACGGAGGAGGATTACGAGCAGGAAGCTATCGAAGGTGGAAGGCACAATCGAACGAAGGAAGATTACACAAGGCTAATAGCGGAATCCATACACGAGATGTATCGAGTGCTCAAGTTCGACAGGTGGATGAGCTTCGTGTTCCAACACAAGGATCCGGCGTACTGGCACCTCATTGTCGAGACCGCGCTGCGAGCCGGATTTGAATACATGGGCAGCGTGACCCAAACAGTCGGTCAAACTACGTTCAAGAAAAGGCAGAACCCGTTCACGGTGCTGCACGGGCAGCTTATCATCAATTTCCGCAAGGTACGTAATCCTCAGGCTCTCATGAAAGTTCAGCTTGGTGGGGAAATCTCGCACCTCATTATGCAGACCATCGAAGCCGTCATTGCCATGAAACAAGGCGCGACTCTTGAAGAAATTTACAACGAGCTTATTGTACGTGGAATGGAGCTCGGATTTCTTCACGAATTGAGCAAGGAGCACCAGAATATTCCTTCGCTGCTGAAGGACAACTTCGATTACAACGAAAAGAAGCAGGCGTACCAACTTAGGAAAAACACGAAATTCAAGTCGCAGATTCCAGTTGAGGTTCGCATCAAGTATTACTTGCTCTCCTACATGCGCCAAATGCAGCGCCAGGACGTACATCCCCGTTTCGACGACGTAGTTTTAAATATCATGCCCCTGCTGAAGAATGGGATCACGCCCAAGCACCAAACCATCCTCAGTGTCCTGAAAAAAGTTGCCGAGCATATTGGGGAAGGTCGCTGGAAATTGGTGGAAGGCAAACAGCTTGAACTGCAATTGACAGGTTCGCTGGCGATTGGACTGCCCGAGAAAATGACAGCCCAACCTTCCGTTCGGGTCAGCAGGGAGTCGAAGAAGTCTTCCTAGGCCATCGCAAAGGCGTTCGTGCTTCTCTAAGTCAAACTCTTGGGACTCCACACGCTGGTTTTATCGCGGATTCAGAAACTCACTATCAATCTTCCTCATGATTCGCTCTGCCCACTGAACGGCTGCCGCAACCATCGCGTCGGTCCGCGGACTGCCCTGTGGACCTCCGAACAAATCGTCTGCCGTGTTCAGATGCCGCGCCACCAGGATGCCCGCCACAATCGCCAGTACCCGCTTTCGACCCTCGTCCATTGCAAAAAGATATCATACGATTCGCCTTTTCTTCGTCTAGTGAAACTGATATGCTAGTCCCGAACCGGAAAGAATCTCCATGTCGGATTGGTCTCGCTATATCATTCCTCCTCCACCACCACCTGCACCTATAAAGCGGAAAGTGTTTATTTCCTACTGCCACTCGGACCAGCAGGAAGCAGAGTGGTTTGTCTGGAACTGGCGCAACGTGTTCACCCATCGCGCACTGGGCATGTCGTTCACGAACGATATAGTGAACAGTGATAATGCTGCCTACGTTATGTCTCGCATTCGCTCCGAGTACCTCGGCGATTCGAGTGTTACAGTCGTTCTGATGGGCAACTGCGCGCACTCGCGCAGATTCATCGATTGGGAGATCAAGGCTTCTCTCCAATGTGGGACTGGTACCCCGAACGGACTGGTGGCGTTCCTGCTTCCATCGGCGCACAATCGTCCCGGTCGGCTTTACCCGCAACTACCTACGCGATTCGCTCCGAACTATAGGTATCTCGACAACACTTCGTATGCTCGCTATTGGTTCATGCCTGATAACGAACCAGCGATGCGCCAGTGCATCGAGACTGCTTTCGACAGCCGGACGAACAAGAATCTCGTAGACGACATAAGCAATCCGAACGAAATGATGAAGAACAACGGATTCTGCTATGCCTGTGGAGTCAACCACGGGGTATGACCCTTTTTCGGTTGTACATCACGGAGAAGTACTTGCTCGGGATCGAGGTCTCGCCCTGGGTCTGGGCATTAGTGCTTCTGCTCATAATTGGCTTCGTGATATGGCAGCGAGTGAACAAACAGCATCACGTAGTGGAAGTGAACATCAATCTGGGCGGCATCGGCTGCATGAAGATATGTCCGACTTGGGAGGACATTCAAATAGCACATCAGATTTGGACGGAGCTCATCACGCGCAGAGCCGCCATCCCGTTCGATCCGGAAGATGATGTGATCGTAGAAGTCTACGACTCATGGTATGCACTGTTTCAGCGGACACGACAACTCATCGGAGACATTCCAGGTAAGTGCATCAGGCGAGACAAGAGCACTCAGCAGATTGTGAAAATCGCTACCGAAAGTCTTAACCTAGGCCTCCGACCTCACCTTACAAAGTGGCAGGCTCGATATCGCAACTGGTGGCGCAACTCCGAAGATGCACTGAAGACGGCAACTCCGCAGGAGCATCAGAAGACGTTCCCGCAGTATGCCGAACTGGTTGGGGAGATGCTGGGCGTCAACAAACTGATGATCGAGTACGCCTCGCAATTGCAGAAGATTGTGAAGGGCACTCACTAGCTTGTAGGAGTTTGCCGAGTGGAACCCCGATCTTGAATGCGGTCAGTTAGGAGCACATTACCTCTTAGGGCAATGGCATCTGACGCATGCTGTCTGGCGAGCCTTTAGGAGCCGCCATCAGCACGGAGACCACGGGACGACAGAGAACTTTTTCGATCAATGGCGGTAGACCGCTCCGTTATGCCGCCACTCAGCAAACTCCCACTTAACATTTGGAAGTCGCGCAGTATTGAATCATTGGTTCGTGCTCGACGGGCATCGGCATGAACCCTCACACGTCGGCCACTCTGGGACTTGCCTCCGGGAGTGGCCCTTCGTGTTTCTGGGCAGAAACTTTCGTACCGTAGCCCCTCGCTCGCGTCGGCTGGCAGAATGGTCGAGTGGAGATGGATGACGAAACTCCCGAAGGCTACGATCCTAGCGTGCGTTATGGCTGCCCTTGCTCCACTCACAAACTGGTCGTGACAGCGGCTGGTGGGTGGCTCGTCTGCCAACAATGCGACCGCAAAATCCAAGTGATCACTAGAGAAATGGAGCTTGCAGCCCATGGCTAAAGCTCTAGTACCCCACGTCACAACCGTGCAGACGCGGATGTCCTGGCGATGGATGATCAAGAAATGGAAGCTCAAGCTCTACAGCGGTCGCCTGCATGGGGCGTATCGCGCTGCGAAGATCGTGAAAAGCTGGAAAGGCCAATACGTTCGTGATGTTGATCGCGGCTACAACCCACCACACAAATTCACGACGAATGCGATTGGCTTCCATCCCGACGGCTCACTCATGTTCCTGTTCCTGAAGGGCGTCATACCTCAGGGCGTACAGGACGAGGCTTTGAACGGTCTCAAGGCCATGAAGTTCAAGAGCACAGACAAGTCGAATCGCAAGGAGTTGAAGGGAGCCAACGCTTTCAATGGGTCAAAAATAGCCGGAGAACTGAACTACGGTTTCTATGCTCGTCACACGATCGACCAGTTCACACCTACTAAAAAGCAAATCGGCGCGTTCCAGCAGTGCTTCTCGCTCCTCACTGAAATGTCCGGTGTGTTCGCCAATCGCCTGCCTCGCAAATTTATGGAGCAGAATGTTGGCACTCCCGAGGAGTTCCGGCTGGCTGGCTTCACGCCGTTCTCCAGCGTAGCAATTCTCAAGAGTGCTCCCAGCGCCGCACACACGGATGGGCGGAACGGCAACAACTTTGCCTGTATGACTTCCATAGATGATCCCAACGATCCCTACGACGGCGGACCCTTCTGCTTCGTGGAGTTCGGAGTACAAATCGCTGTGAAGCCTGGTGATCTCTTGATCGCCTCAACCCCTCGCGATTGGCACGCCAACCTGAGTCCAGTGACAGGGACGAAATATTCCGTCGTGTGCTATTTCAAGAAGGTGCTGACACATCCCCGACTGCTTGCCAATTTCAGGCTGGCAAACAGCTAACCCATTGCAAACAGACTAGTTGCATACATCGACGTGTGCATGGTTGCAACTACAAGCGTTCTAAGGCATCTTAGCTCTAGCAGCGACGCTTGGCGGTGCCCTTAGCTGCGAGTCCTACCAGAACCTGCCCGTTGTAAACAATCGACAATTTAGTGCAGCACCCAGTATCGACAATGAAAGGGAAATGTGTCGCTGCGCGTTTTGTTAGTGGAGGAACAAGTTATGAGTTCAGTTGCAGAAGAGCACCGCATTCGGTTGCGTGAGTTCGACCAGAAAGTTCTAGAGCTATACGCTGCCGAACCAACAATGGTCAATACCAAGATGGCCGAGAAGCTCGGGTGTGGCTATCACGAGATCGTGAGATCTCTCCGTCGCTCCAGAGTCGTACGCAAGGTCGGACGTCCACGTAAGGAGGCCAACCGTGGCTAACCAATACGTTCGCAACCCAATGCGCATTCGCAACATCAACTTTAAGATTTTCCAGAACCACGAACTGGATGATCTGGAGTTGGAAACCGGGAAGCCTCTATTCAAATCCCTGGTCGGACTCTGGTGCTGCGCTGACCGTGAAGGCCGCTTCGAATGGGATCCTCGCAAGCTCCGCTGCAACATCTTCCCCTATCGCTCAGACCGGGAGATCAACTTCACCGAGATCCTTGAGATCTTCGTGAAGCTCGACATCGTCCGCAAGTACGAGATCGATGGCAAGTCCTATGGCTGGCTGGTCACGTTCGTTAGGTACCAGTGCATCAGCGATAAGGAGGCTCCCAGCTTGCATCCAGAGCAGCCTTGGTGCACTCCCGGAGTGCACTCGGAGCCCACCAAGGGCACTCTACCTAATAGTGACAATAGACGTTCGACTAGTGACGTACGACGTTCGACGGATGATAGTGACGTTAATAAGCCGGAGGCGTCGAACAATGGGAATGGAGGACAGCATCAGGATTCTAACGGAACAGAAGAACAGAATAATCATCAACAGAACGAACATCTGATCGACTCAATGATCGACTTTACCATTGATCACTATCCGATGAAACCCAACAACACCAATGTCCGGAAGAAATGGAAGATGGCTCTGGAGAACGAGATCATCACTCTCCATCGAGCAATCGATGGCAAGGTCTCCCGGTATGACATCTCTGCTGTGATCCATGACAGAGTAGTCAAGTATGCGGCAGCAAAGCCAGAGAAGCTGTACACACTGGAGAACTGGCTGAAGAACGGTGTGTACCAGCAAAAGTGGATCGCCGAGGACATGGGGGCGATCACTCCCGCTGAGATCGAGACAGCGAGTGAAGGCGATACGTTCAAAGTTGAAGACGTGGACGACTCGGAAGGATTGTCTTGAGCAAACGCAACGTAATTGCCCCGTGATCGCTGACTTCAGCGGGAGCGGGAGCGTGAGCGACTTAGGGTAAGTGCTGCTGGGTCCGCCGTTTGCAGACGCCAACGCAAAACAGCCTATGTGTCATCTAATCTTGCGAGGTGATTTCTATGCGTACCGTGGGAACCTTGATCGGAATCGTGGCCGGAATTGCCATCGCCCTTTACCTGTGCTTCTCCTTCATCACCGTGATGAACGGCAAGTTTGATTGGGATTCTCCCTATGCTTTGCCTGAGGCTGTCGGAGCAATCCTCCTATGGTTGTGTATCGCCTATATCGCGTCCGAATTCAAGGTAGACCATCGACGTGCATTAGGAGCCTTGCAGCTTTTCATTGGCTCCAGTTTTTTGCTTCTCCAGATTGGCGACTCGGCTGGTTCTGGCGCAACTCACGAAGCGTTCGGCATGAAGCTCATTGCCGGACTGTTCTTCTTAGCGCAAGGGTTCGAGAACATAAGACACAAGCCGGTGCGATCTTAAAAAAAGCACGACACATCCGAATCATTTGAGTCTCTTTCGCGCTGGCTTCCGCACACGAGGAGGAGACGTGCCCTCCAATATCTTCGTTTCGCTCGGGAAGCGATGAAGGTCGCCTTCTTGCTCACCCTCTTTGCAGACGAGCCGCGATCCCTTCGCGAAACAATGGATGCACATCTCGGTCTGCGCTGGCGGATCAGGCTCAATGATGCTGAAACGGGCATCACACGCGGCGCACTCGTAAATGTAGACTGCGAACATCGAAATGAAAAGCCGCCATCCACTGCCGGAGCCATCCAAGTTGAGAGATAGCGGAAGGACATGCGCATGCTACCACCACATGATGGCGCGTTGGACTTGTGTCCGTAACTGTTCTGAATTTGTAAATCCTGCCGTGGTGTGACTTCGCTCACCAGTATTAAGGAGTGGAGTTCGCCTCATGAAAAAGACATTCGAGATTTCCCAACCAGCCGTCACCCTTGCCCTCCGGTTGCTGCGCGAGCACGCATCGCTGTTGCGCGAGATTCAGCTACCGGCTTCCGCTGAAATGACGGACGACGTCGCCAGTCAGATCGCAGCGGAAGTCGCTCTACAGATTCCGATGACACCAGAGGAACAGACAGCCGCTCTCACCAAGATCATGGGTTGTGGCCCTGAGGATGAGGCAGTCGGGAACAAAGGATAGCAACTGTGCGAATCCTATTCGCCGTCAAGTCGTGCCATCGCGACAGACATCGTGCTGCGGTTATTCGCGAGACGTGGGGACGCGACCTACACGGAGCCGACCTTAGGTTCTTCTACGGCAGACCGATCCTGAAGGATGAACAGCCTGACGAAGTGAGCCTCGACGTTCCGGATGATTATTGGAACCTGGCCATCAAGATTCAGGCCACCTGCCAGTACGCCATCCAGCACGGTTACGATTACGTCCTTCAGATCGACGCAGACACGTACATTCAACCAGAGCGAGCACTCGCTTCCGGCTTCGAGCAATACGATTACACCGGAATGCACCGAGCTATCGGCCACCTGATTCCAATTCCCTACATCCGCGGTTTCTCCTGTTGGCTCTCAGCCAAGGCTGTCAAGCTACTCGCCAGCGCCGAACTGCCAAAGCTTCCCAACGAATGGTGCAGTGACTCGTGGATAGGAAAAGTGATGCAGGCGAACGACATCCCGCCGCATCCTGACACGCGCTATCACGCCACGCTTCAGCCGCACCCAGGAGTGGTCGAAGGTCCACGCGAAGGCAACGACATCATCGCCTACTGTGAACTCACTCCTCAGCAAATGCGTGTCGCTCATCTTGACTGGCAGACGAGGAAAGCTGGTGAGAGACAACCACACGACACCGCAAACCTCCCGCTTAGCCTCACGCCGTTCTATCACCACAGCGACATTGTGATCTACAACGGACACACGCCAGACGTGGTCACTCAGTTTGCCAAGCATTATTTCCAGACGCTGTTCCTCGATCCACCGTTCACGGTTCGCGATCCTCACAGCTTGGCGTTCATCAAGGATTACGGACTCGAACGCATCCACTCAGGCAAGAGTGTCATCCTCACCAATCCCAAGCCGGGATTCATCTTCAAAGATGGCGTGAACACCAGTTGGCGACACTCGTATCCCTCGCTGGCTGCTGACACAAATATGGAACGTCCGCTGGAGGAAGTGCGATGGCTGCTCCAGCTTACTGACGGAATGATCCTCGATCCATTCATGGGAAACGGCAACACGTTGGTAGCCGCACAGCAACTCGGCAGACCTGCTGTTGGAATTGACATTAGCCTTTCGCGCTGTCAAAAAGCTGTCGAGAAACTGCGTAAATCGTAAGTAAATCTGCTCGGAATTGCTGCGTATTAGATCGTATGGCAAATAACACCTTCGAAGAAATCCTCGATGAGCTATGCCTGATTCGCGAATTGCTAGAGAAACACTTCGACAAGAAACCCACCGATGGCATCAGCCGCACAACGCGAGTGTCGAAATCCAAGCTGCCGAACGCTGACTACTGATTCCTATTGCGAAAAGCATCAGAAGAATACCAACAAGCAACAGTACGACAGAGCACGGAACGCCCATGATCCAGAGCGCAAGCGACGCAACAGTCCTCGCTGGCGTCTGCTCCGTCAAGAGATTCGCGCCAGAGATCGCTACTGCAAGATCGCAGCATGGCTCAAGGCACGCAATCCAGACGCACCCACGTGTGATGGTCTGTCACCGACAGAAGTAGTCGATCACATCATTCCGGTACGCGCTGGTGGTGCTGAGTGGGACCCAGACAATCTTCAGGGTGGATGCAAGGCTGACCACGATTACAAGACAGCGATGTACGACAGACCGAGGAGCGAGCAATGAGCGAGCCGAGCAAGCCAGTAGCAGTCGAGCTAACACCGGAGTTGAGAGAGCGAGCGCGAGTGGCCGGAGACATCGTGCTGTATCCGCTCGCTGTTGGCATATACCAACCAATCGCACAGCACGTACTGCTCCGTGCTCCAGATGCACTCGCACTGGCAGTCGTATGGAGACAGAGCCATCCGCATCGTCTCGGCTCAAGCAAACTGCCACACCACTTCGGAGACGACGAGCTGATTGCTGTGGTGTTCCAGAACTGACACACCTGCTGTGCATGACACTCTCGCGCTGGGATGGGGGGAGCAAGTACCGAGGCACATGTTCTTGCAGGCCGACGCGCCGCTTTTTTTACACGTACTAAGAATAAAAAACGATTTCTCAACACTACTGTAGGAGAACCATGAGCCGTCCGCGCAGTCCTAGATCACAACTTACCGCTGGCTCCTTGGCTCACAACAAAACTCACTACGCGGCTAGAGATCAAGAACCGAAATCTATCGGTGAACTTGGTCGCCCGTCGAAGTGGCTCACCAAGCCACAAAAGAAAATCTGGAAAGAGTTGCAGCGGAACTCGCCAGTCGTCCTAGGAAAGAACGACCGATGCTTGATGGAAGTAACAGTGATACTCAAGAGCAAGTTGGAAGTGGGGAACCTCGCACCGAGCGAGTTGACTCAATACCTAACCTGCCTGAACAAAATCGGCATGATCCCGCCAGACCGAAAGCCAGTCGCAAGCGATCCACTACCCGAAGCACCAGTCAATCCGTGGGAGTCGCTCCAGAGTACCGGGAGCTAGGCTACGTCAAGAAAGCATTCGCCTACTGCAACGACGTTGTAAGTGGAAAGGTGCCAGCTTGTAAGTGGGTGCGTCTCGCCTGCCAGCGTCAGCTTGACGATCTCGCGAACACCAGCGTCCTCTGGCCTTATCGCTTCGACCTTGCGAAAGCCGAGCGTGCGTGCTTCTTCATCGAGCAACTTCCCCACATCAAAGGCTTCACCGGAAAGATCAAGCTGGAGCCGTGGCAATGCTTCATCGTCTCCACCGTCTTCGGCTGGGTGAAAGCGTCCACAGGCAAGCGCAGGTTCCGCAAGGTCTACATCGAAGTGCCGCGTGGCAATGCTAAGTCCACGCTCTCGGCTGGCGTCAAGCTGTACATGGCTTTCCTCGACGGGGAGCAAGGTGCCGAATGCTACGTCGCTGCCCGCACCAAGGAACAGACGCGACCAGTCTTCATCACAGCCAAGAAAATGGTGGAGAAGTCTCCCGGCTTACAGGAGCAGTTTGGCGTCCAAGTTTCCTCACACAGCATTGACCAGAACGCCACCACGTCCTGGTGTCGCGCTCTGGCTTCAGAGGCTGGTTCGCTCGACGGTCTCAACATTCATTGCGCGATCATCGACGAACTTCATGCTCACCGCACTCGCGAAGTGTACGACGTTTTGGAAACTGGTATCGCGAAACGCACGCAGCCGCTTCTCTGGTCCATCACGACCGCTGGATCGAATCGCGCTGGCATCTGCTATGAGGTCCGCACCTTCGTCACCGAGATGCTGGACAAAAAGATTCCCTTCGAGAGGCAGTCTGGCGCGGAGTCATTCTTCGGAATCATCTACACCATCGACGACGCTGACGATTGGACCGATCCGGCCAATTGGAAGAAGGCGAATCCCAATTGGGGAATCTCGGTGAACACCGAGGAGTTCGAAGCACTTGCTTTCAAAGCGATGCAACTTGCATCCGCTCAGAACAATTTCAAAACAAAATATCTGGACCTTTGGGTGAACGCTGACACCGCATGGATGGATATGCGCGCATGGGATCGTTGCGCTGACCGCAGCCTTGACGTCGAAGATTTCACCGAGGAGGAGTGCATCGTCGGCTTCGACTTGGCAAGCAAGTTGGATATCGCTGCGGTGATCAAGCTGTTTCGTCGCATGGAAGAGGACGAGACGTGGCACTACTACGCCTTCGGCGATTACTGGTTGCCTGAAGAAACCATCGAGCAGTCGGACAATTCACAGTACGCAGGCTGGAACGTGGATGGTGGTCCACTGCACGCTTGCTCTGGAGCGAACAACGATTACGACGTGATCGAGGAACACCTGCGAAAGTGGGCATCGAAGGTCAACGTCCGAGAGACCGCGTTCGATCCACACCACGCTCACCAGATTCGCATTCACCTAGAAAACGAAGGCCAGACGATGGTCGAGGTTCGTCCGCTCGTTCTGAACTTCAGTCCCGCCATGAAGGAACTCGAAGCACTGGTGTTGGCTGGCAAGTTCCATCACAACGGTGATCCGGTCCTTACGTGGTGTATCCAGAACGTGGTCGCTCACACAGACGCGAAGGGCGAGATTTATCCGCGCAAGGCTAGGTTCGAAAACAAGATCGACGCGGCTGTGGCCACTTTCATGGCGCTGTACCGCTGGACCGCATTCGAAGACGAGGGAGAGGCAAGCATCACCTTCGCATAAAGGAGATAACGCACATATGAAACAAGAAACCAAGAAGGACATCCTGTGTGTCATTGGAGCCGTGCTCGTCCTGGCGGGAGTGGCAAAGATTTCGATTGCCGCTTCTCTAATTGTAGGCGGAGTTGTGCTCGTACTGCTCGCCTTCGCTCCGACCAAACGAGGAAGTGAGTAAACCGAATGGGTCTAGTCAAAGACTTCCGCGATTTCGTAACAGCATTCTCTTTTCCAGACAACATGCTCGGCTTCTGGGGATCAGCTCCATCCGAAGCTGGTGTCACCGTCAATGAAATGTCGGCCATGCAGTCCGCAGCCGTCGCTGGTTGCATCCGTGTGATCTCCGGAGCACTGGCCAGTCTTCCGCTGAACATTTATCAGATGGACGACAAAGGCGCGAAGACGGTCGCTTACGACCACGACTTACAAGTCATCCTGAACAACCAACCAAACCCTGAGACCGATAGCTTCGTGTTCCGCGAGACTCTGCAAATTCATCTGCTGCTCGCTGGCAACTGCTACATGGAGAAAGTCTACGACAACGGTGGCAGGCTCCGTTACCTCTACCAGCGCAGTCCGTTCCGCACGTTCCCGTATCGCAATCGCGATGGTGTACTCGCATTCAAGACTACTGACGGCACAGAGCGTGGCCAGGAGCGCATCATCCTCGCCGAGGACATGATCCACCTGAAAGGCATGAGCCTCGACGGTCTTGTCGGTATGAACCCGATCAAGACGCTCGCTCGTGAAACGCTGGGACTGGACATCGCCGCTCGCGCTCACGGTGCTCGCCTATTCGCAAATGGCTCAAACCCGAGCGGAGTTCTCTCCACAGACAAGCTTCTGAAGGAAGAAACCAAGAAGAAAATGACCAACACGTGGCAGCAGGGCCACTCTGGTACGCAGGCTCACAAGTTCGCCATCCTCGATGGTGGCTTGAAGTGGCAGCAGATTTCGCTGAGCCCAGAGCAATCACAGTTCCTGCTCACCCGCCAATTCCAACGTGGAGACATCGCTGCGATCTACGGCGTGCCGCCACACTTGCTCGGAGACCGTGAGGAAACCCGTGCCAACATCGAGCAACAGATGCTCCAGTTCCTGACCTTCACTATGGGTCCGTGGCTGAAGCGTTGGGAGTCGGCTCTCAATTCCAAGCTGATCCAGAACGTCGGACGCAATGCTTGCAAGTTTCAGATTCGTTTCGACACCAGCGAGATGAAGCGTGGCGATTACGCAACGACGCTCAACGGAATCATGACCGGACGCCAGTGGGGTATCTACACCGCTAACGAAGGTCGTGCGATTCTCGGTCTCAACCCGAGCACGGATAAGACGGCTGATGACCGCTGGATGCCAGTCAACATGATGGACGCGGACAATCCAATCAACACCAATGAGCCTGCCACCGACTCTGGCAGCACTGACGGAGCCGGCACGGACAAGCAAGACAAGGGTACGAACGATGTGTCGCGTGCTTTACCGATCTATTCCCGGCTGTTTCGGGATGCCTTTGGTCGGGTAATCGCTCGTGACAAGGCTGATTTAAAGGCCATTACCCGTGCATTCTCACCTGTTCTTTTCGCTTCTGCGGATCTCTTTTATATGGAAGCTGACGCAGAGCGCAGTGCTGGTGACCAGCCCACGCAAGAAATCTCTGCCTTCGTAGCAGATTATGTCGGCGGAATGGTGAAGCGAGCAGCCGAGTGGACAGCAGAGAAGGCAGACGCGCAATCCGCTGCTGAACTCGAACGCTCACTTCGTGCTATCAAGATCGCAGTTTTCAGGGACGTCGCCACAGAGAAGGCGAAGCAAACCAAGGAGCCAACAGATGAGCAATCCTAAGATCGAACGTCGCATGTTCAGCGGAGTCGAATTCCGTGCTGTCCGCGAGGATGGCAAGCCGACCAAGCTGGAAGGCTACGCGGCTGTGTTCAACCAACCATCAGAAGACTTGGGTGGCTTCCGCGAGACCATCAAGCCGGGAGCGTTCACCGACACTCTGGCTGCTAAAGCCGACGTCCGTGCTTTGTTCAATCATGATCCAAACTTCGTTCTCGGTCGCAGCAAGAGCGGTACTCTGCGACTTGCCCAGGACAACACCGGCCTGCGCATTTCCTGCGACATGCCTGACACTCAGGTTGCTCGCGACCTGATGACGCTGTGCGAGCGTGGCGATATCGACCAGATGTCGTTCGGCTTCTACGTGGACGAAGAAAATTGGAACCAGAGCAAGGATGCCAACGGGGATGTGGTCTACTCCCGCGAGTTGGTCAAGTGCTCGCTGTTCGATGTGAGCGCGGTCACCTACCCTGCATACCCGCAGACGTCGGTGGAGGCTCGCTCGAAGTTCTGCTTCCCAGAAGGTAAGCCAGAGATTCGTGTCTCTGTCGCCACTCCAGCCGAAGTGATTCAGGTTGAGAAGCTACGCGATGCTCGTCGTCGCATGGCACAGATTCGCACGAACGATCTCCGCAAGTAACAACCTTATCAGGGTGCGATCCGCACATAGGCTCTGGCTTAACCGCTAGAGCCTTTCGTGTTTTTGATAACAGCCAGAAACCTTCTGCACTTCCAGCCTCGTTATAGAGACGCAAGTCTCGCCTTATCGCTGTTCTGAACTCGTCGGATGCGACTGCCTTGGATGGCAAGGGTGCTCGGAACGGAAGCGTAGCAACTTCTGCCTGACGCAGATAGCTGGCGACGCACGTTTCACAAATTCCTTTTGGAGTTACATCCATGCCAGCAATCGAACTACGCAAGCAGCGCGACGCCAAGATTCAGGAGATGCACAGCCTGACCGATGGTAAAACCGCGTTCGCTCCCGAAGCAGAAGCGCGTTGGAACGTCCTCGACGCCGAGCAGAAGTCGCTCGAAACCCAGATCAATATGGTCGAACGGACCGAAACCCTGCAAGCCGAAATGCGCAAGGTCAACCCGCCTGCTTCCGCAGCGCCTGGAGATCAGCGCACCGACGACACCAACAAGGTGGAGTTGGAAAAGCGTGCATTCGACACCTACATTCGCCGTGGCCGTCAGGCTGTTGAGCAGAATGCAGAACTGCGTACCTACGCTGGTTTGAACACCAACGATGGTGGCGCGGGTGGCGACTACACGGTGCCAACAGGCTTTCAGAAGGAACTGGAAGTCAAGCTGAAGGCATTCGGTGGAATGCTCAGCGTGGCTCGCATTCTGAACACCAGCATCGGTAACACGATCAACTGGCCGACGATGGACGACACGTCCAACACTGGTGAGTGGCTCACGGAAGCTGCTCCGGTTTCGCAACTCAATCCGGCATTCGGTCAGGTGAACTTGGCCAGCTACCTCGCTTCTTCAAAGCAGGTTCTGATCTCGGTTCAGTTGATCAACGATAGCTCGTTCGATCTGGAAGGCGAACTGAGTTCCGCATTCGCTATCCGTCTGGGCCGCACGCTGAACGCTGCTTACACGAGTGGCAACGGCTCCGGTCTGCCGACTGGTCTGTTGAAGTCCGGTGTCATCTCCCAGAGCGCAACTGCTGTGGGCGATCCGCAGTCGGGCAACACTGACCTCAACTCGGTCGGTTCTGACGACCTCGACGCAGTGCAAGCTGCTGTTGACGCCGCATACCGTGAACGTGGTTCTTACATGTTCAGCGACGCGACGCTCCAGTCCCTCAAGAAATTGAAGGATTCGCTGGGACGTCCTCTGTGGGTGTCTTCACTCACGTCGGCTGTTCCTGATTCGATCTTCGGCAAGAAGTTCGTTGTGAACTACAGCATGCCGAACATCGGAGCCAACAACAAGTCGGTGATCTTCGGAGACTTCTCCAAGTACATCATCCGCAACGTCGGTGGCGTGACCATGATTCGTTACAACGAACTGTACATGCCGAACCATCAGGTTGGCTTCCAAGCCTACCTGCGTACCGACGGTCAGTGCATTCAGCCTGCCGCGTTCGCAGTACTGACGCATCCCGGCAGCTAATGCTGGTGGTGACTAACCCTGAAGGGGCTAGGGCGACAAGCCTTGGCCCTTTCACATTTTAGGAGACAAGTCATGACAGACAAGAAACGTGAGCCGCGTGCAGCCGTGCTGGTACCTCAGACGCGCACAGCGACACTTCCACGTCCGACACCAGCGAAAGGGTAACCGATGCCTCGTGTAAAACAAATCACCAGACCTCAGGACGAGCCGATCTCGCTGGATGAAGCGAAGCAGTATTGCCGTGTTGCCGTTAGCTTCACTGACGACGACGACCTGATTCAAAAGATTCTGATCCCTGCTGCACGGCGTCATGCGGAAGACATCTGCGGTCGCAGCTTCGCCTCGCGCAGCTACGTGTTGTACATCGACGAGTTCCCAAGCTTCCCGTTCATCGGTAGCGCATACGCGCCACTGTTCGGGAATTTCCCGTTCTACTTTGGCTACGGGCCAGTGTCGAACTATCCGACGGCTTCACCTCTACAGGAAACTGATCGTTTCCCGTTCGTCATTCCAATTCCTAACCCGCCTGTGACTGCGATCACCAAGATCACTTACATCGGCCAGGACGGACTGGACCACAACCTGCAACCGGGAGTGGACTTCGACGTGGATCTAGCGAGCGAACCTGCTCGCGTGGCTCCAGTATCGGGTGGCCGTTGGCCTATTGGGATGGTCGCCATCAATTCAGTGCGCGTGTATTACACCGCTGGATACACGCCGATCACTGACACACCTGCTGACATTGTGGATGTGCTCATCAACGATGGCGCGTCTCCTCCGAACCAACTGTTCGGTCAAGTGGGCGAGTACAAATTCGTGAACTGCATTCCCGAGGACATCAAGATTGCGCTGCTGATGCTCGTCGTGCACTGGTACTCCAACCGTGAGCCTGTCGTTTCTGGGCAGGCTGGTTCCGTTCCGAACCACATCGACGAGATTCTTATCGCGAACAAGGACTACGACTTTTCGCCAGTGAGAGGGTAAATGGCATCGCTTCGCAGACTCAGCACCGGTATCGCTTACAAGCCTATCGGTGCGATGAATAAAAAGATCACCATCCAGTCGCTCAACACAACCGCTGATGATCTCGGTGGCTTGAGCAACTCGACCGTCTTCGCGTCAAGCGTGTGGGCGAGCATCGCTGCTCTATCTGGTCGCGAATTGTACAAGGCACAGCAGATAGTTGCAGAGGTGACGCATGAAGTGGTCATTCGCTATCTGGCTGGCGTGAAGGCAAACATGTCCGTCCTGTTCAACGGTCGCACGTTCGACATCGTGGACGTATCCGATCCAGACGAACAGCGGGTGGAGTTACGACTGCTCTGTCTGGAGCGCAACGATGGAACAGTGGGTGCGTAAGTGGCCAGTCCCGTCACAGTGAAGATCACCGGCCTCGATCAAGTTCGCGAGAACATACGCACGTTTCCCGACAAGCTTATGAAGCGTGGAGTCGTTGCCGCTCTCAGAGCAGCGGGTGAAGTATTTAGAAAAGAGATCAGCCTTCGTGCTCCTCGTTCGCTGGATGTGACTCACGGACACGAGCCGGGATTCTTGGCTGACCACATTGCCGCGAAGGTTTCTACCAGTACCAAACAGGACAGAGGCTCCGTGAAGGTTGGTCCCGTCGCGAAGGCTTTCTGGGGAATGTTTGCGGAGTTCGGAACACGAATGCAGCGCGCACTGCCGTTCATCCGGCCAGCTTTCGAAAGCGTCGGTCCTGCTGCTCTGGAAGCGTTTGTAGCAAAAATGAGGGAAGCGTTCAACGAGGTAGCTAAATCATGATTGAAAAAGGACTGCGAGATTTATTGTGCGCCGACGCGACCGTCGGGCCGATGGTAGGTAACCAGCGCGTGCGTCCTATGATGCTACCCGAAGGCTCGGACCTTCCAGCCATCGTGTATCTGTTGATTGCCACCAGTCCGCTGACCTCGATGGACGGCGTCAATGCACTCCAGATGAAGCGTATCCAGCTTGATTGCTACGGCAAGAACGGAGCAGCAGCAAAGGCGCTCGCGAAGGCAGTTCACAACTTGCTCGACGGCTATCGCGGCTTCCTCTCTGAAGGCACCGAGGTACAGTCCTGTCTGCCGAATCAAGACATCGACTTATACGATTCCGACCGCAAATCGTACTGTGTTCACTGCGACTTCAACGTCCGGTTCATCGAGTCCTAAAACCCTGACTTCTCGGCACTCTCTTAGGAACACCATTTCCCTCAGGGAGAGGCACAACCATGTACACAGGCTCACAGGCTTTTGCTCCAATCGGCTCGAAGCTTCAGATTCAGATTTACAACCTTGCTTCGCCGCCAGTTCTGACGTTCACCGACGTCGCAGAACTCCAGAACATTCAGCGTACCGGCTCTAAGTCGGACTTGGTCGATGTGACCAACCACCAGTCCACAGGTGGGTACCGCGAGTTCATCTCGACCCTGCGTGACGCTGGCGACGTGACCTTCGCTGGTAACTACATTCCCAACGACCTGACGCAACAGGCATTGCAGACGCTCTTCGATGGCGCGACGCTCGTGCCCTGCAAGATCGTTCTGCCTCCGGCTGGAACGTTCACCGTCAGCCTCGGCAACTGGGCATTCAATGCCTACGTGATGTCCAACGACATCGACCTTCCGCACGATAAAGAAGGCAAGCTGTCCGGCAAACTGAAGATCACTGGTAAGCCAGTCTTCACTTCCGGCTCGTAAGCAAGTTTCGACATGGTGAGGGGTGAGTGAGGTCTCAGACCTTTCTCACCCTGCCTCCTTCCCTTTCGCAGTATTAGTCCTTAGTTCCTACTTCACCTTTCTGGAGCACCAATCCCAATGGCATTCGATAAGAACATTTTCGCGCAACTCGGCGCACCCTCAGTCACGCTCACACTCGCGCAAGGCGGTTTCAGCGTAGACCTCAAAGTTTGTTTCGACATGAAGGCAATCGGCCTAGTCAAGCAGAAGCTTGGCGTCAACATGTTCGTGCAGAACGAACTTAAGACAGTCGCTCCAAGTGATTGGCCGACGATCCTCTGGGCTGGCCTCCAACGTTATCAGGGCAATCTGTCGGTGGACGAAGTGGCTCTCGTGATGAATCCTGGCAACTTCCAACTGGTCGTTGAGAAGTGTCTTGAAGCATTCACAATCACGCTTCCCAAAGAATTAATAGAGGCTGATGCAGACCCCAAGACGGAGACGGTGACGGAGCCAGTCCCGGCTCAAGCGTAGACCTAATCGAAGACCTGTGGGCCATCGGTCGAATCGACATGGGGCTGACAGACGAAGAATTCGGTCGGCTCAGTATGTTGAGTTTTCACGCGCTGAATAAGCGGCTCGTTGCACGCAAAGAGCACGACCACTTCTGCGCTGGGATCGTGGCTTCCACTATCGCAAACGTGAACTGCAATCGTGATAAGCGACCGGAAGGTTTCTCGCCGATGGATTTCGTTCCCAGCTACAAGCGGCCTGAGGCAAAAGTACTGACACCAGAAGAACAGGTGGCCGCATTCGAGCGACTCCTCAATCCACCTGAACGGGAAATCATAAGGGTAAAAGTATGAGCAACATTCTCGGAAACATTCTCGTCGCGCTAGGTTTCGATGGCGCGGGTTTCTTTCAAGGAATGACCAAGGCAGAAGCTGTTGCCAAGTCATCCGGTAAAGAGATCGAGGGTGCATTCCGTGGAATGGGCAGTGCGGCTGAAGCTGCATTCGCTCCGTTCGGCGAGTTCGGTGGGATCGTTGGAGCCGCGTTCAACAAAATTGGTTCCTCCGCTGCCTCCGCTCTGGAGCATGTCACGAAGTTCGCAGGTGGCGGTGGCCTTGGCCTTATGGCTGGTGCCGCTGCTGGTGCCACAGCCGCAGTGTTAGCCGTTGATGCCGCGTTCGTCGGCATCGCTATCCACGCTACAGAAAACGCAAACAAGATGTACGAGATGTCCCAGAAGACGGGCATCGCGGTTGAAACACTTTCTGCCTTCAGTGCAGTCGGCAAAATCTTCGGTGTTGATGCTGAGTCGATGGGCAAAGCACTGGAGAAGATGAACAAGTCTGTCTTCGCTGCTGCCACGGCTGGCGAGACTGCCAAGAATGCTTACACCCGTTTGGGCATCGCAATCAAGGATACCGACGGTGTGCTCCGACCAACCTCTGACATCCTGCTCGACGTAGCTGACAAATTCTCCAAGATGCCGAACGGCGTTGCGAAGACGGCGCTCGCGATGCAGATTTTCGGTAAAGCTGGCGCGGAGATGATTCCTTTCCTCAATGAGGGAAAGGACGGCATCAAGGAATACACCGAAGCAGCCAGCAAGATGGGTGCAGTCCTCTCTGAGCAAGCTGCTGCATCGGCTCACCAGTTTCAGAAAGACCTCGCGCTGGTCAAGCTTGGTGTGGAAGGTGTCGAGAACAAAATCATGACGGCTCTCGTGCCGTCGCTCAATGTCGTAGCTGACCAGTTCGTAGCTGCGCTCGAAGAACCTGACTCTGCCTTCAACACTCTGCTCACGATCATCATTGACATCACCAAGGCAGTTCTCACCGTCGGTGAAACCGTCTGGGCTGTGTTCCAGCTAATCGGTGCCAGTGTCGGTAGCCAGATCGCAGTATTCGCCACCGCTGGCGAGACGCTAGCCAAGATCAGTCAGAAACTTCTGCACCTTGATTTCAGTGGCGCAGAGACCGCAGCGAAAGAAGGAATGGCGGCTGTCGTCGCCGAAGTGAAATCTGGTGCCGCGCAGAGTGCTCAGATTTGGAAGGACTACACATCGTCTGTCGGCAAGATTTGGAATCCTCCGCCACCCAAGGAAGAGAAGAAAGTTAAGAAGGGTGACAACGACGCTGACGAGAATCAGAAACAAGAAGAAGCTGCCGCGAAGCAGATTCTCGAAATTACTCTCGCTCGCTACAAGTCGCAGTCCGCAGCCGCTCGGTTGTATTACGAGCAGGGCACTATCGACGCGAAGCAATTGCTCGACGCCGAGATCACCGCAACCAACCTGAGCTATCAGTCGCACATCAGCTATTTCGAGAAATTGAAGAAGCTGTACGCTGATGACCCTGTCAAGTTGCAGGCCATCGCCGCTGAGGAAACCAAGTTCAAGTTGGAAGACCTCGCGAAGAGCACTGACTCACTCGCCACCGCTACGAAAAAGTACAACGAAGAGGCACACAAGGGACTTGAGCAGACTGAGAAGTCTCTGGAGAAAGATCAGTCGGACCAACTCAAGCGCATCAGCAAAGCCACGCTCGACTACGCCGAGTCACTGAAGGCAGTAGCCACAGCCGAGCAGAACGCTGATAACGCGAAGGGCAAAGGTGACACAGCCTCACAGGTCGAAGCTATCCAGCAGTCGATGGAGGAAGGACTCACATCGAAGCGTGCTGGCTGGAAACAAATCGCGGCTCTCGACCAAGGAGAATATCAACGGGAGCTAACTGACCTTCAAAGTCACGACGCTGACCTCAAGATCGAAATGCAGTCAGCCGAGACAGCCTTGGCTGCTGCGCGTGCTTCCGGCAACCAGTCGCAAGTGCTGGAGGCTCAGGCTCACCTGAACACGATCAAGGCAGCGACCGTTCAGAATCAGGCTGACATCACCAACCTGACCACACAGTTCAATAAGAAACTCGCGACGGATCAGAAACAATCCACCGCTGGCATGATGCAGGTGCTCGGCAAGTTCAACAGCCAGTTCATGGGTGCATTCAACGGCATGATCTCTGGCACTCAGAGTGTCGGTCAAGCGTTCAAGAAGATGTTCACCGGCATCATCATGGACTTAGCCGACTTCGTCGTGCAGTGGCTGCTCAAGAAAGCTGAGATGTGGATCGCAGACAAACTGCTATCCACAACCGCTCGCGCCACCGAAGGTCCGGCAGCAGTTGCAAGTGCCGCTGCCATCGGTACCGCAAACGCTATCGCATCGTTCGCTCTGGCTCCGTGGCCAATCGACATGGGCGCACCAGCATTCGGTGCCACCATCGGCACTTCGATCATGGCAATGGCTCCGGCTGCTGCCGCTGAAAAAGGTGGCTTGGTAGACGGCTCGCTCGGACAGAAAGTTCCGATCATGGCTCACGGCAAGGAAATGATTCTGCCGGCTGATCTCTCTATTGGGATTCAGAACATGATCAAGGGCAATCGCTTTCCTGCCAACGGCACCAACGGTCCCGAGATTCTTCCTCACCTTGCAGCAGCGAGCAACGGTGGCTTGCACGTTCACGTCGATGCACGTGGAGCGCAGGCTGGCGTCAGCCAAGAAGTTCATCGTGCCATCAGACAGATGGGTCACGAAGCTGTGTCTCGTAGTGTGGCAGCGGTGCAAGACAGAGCAGGGAGACGTTAAATGTCTATCAATTTTCCACTCACTATGCCCTCGGCTCCCGGCTTCCGGCAGACGAAGCTGAACGCCACGAACATCGCGGGAATTTCGAAGTCTCCTTTCACGATGCAGCAACAGGTCTATCAGTGGCCAGGAGAAGGCTGGTCTGCTGATGTCGCGCTACCTCCGATGAAACGAACTCAAGCTGAAGCTTGGGTGACGTGGCTGACAAGTCTGCGTGGCGTAGTAGGCACGTTCCATGTCGGCGACGATCAGGCTCTGGCTCCTCGCGGCATTGCTACTGGCACTCCTGTGGTCAACGGCGCACAAAGTTCGATGAGCAACACGCTCCCGACGAAAGGTTGGACGGCAAACGTTACAGGCATTTTTCTGGCAGGTGACTATGTTCAGCTTGGGACTGGAGCGCAGCAGCGTATTTATAAAGTGCTGACCACTGCCAACAGCGACTCGTCAGGCCACGCGACGTTCGATATCTTCCCGATCCTTCGCGAAGGAATTTCGAATAACCAGCCGCTCACGCTTGTGAATCCACAGGGAACCTTCCGGCTCTCCAGTAACGACCGGACGTGGGACGTGGACGAAGCGAGCATCTACGGCATTTCGTTCAAGTGCGAGGAAGCCTTCTAAATGCGTTCACTGACTTCACCGACACTCGCGGCACTGATAGCAGGAGTTGTCGCGCCAGTGTACTTGGTCGCTCTCCAGTTCACGTCGGGCACTAAGTATGTGTGGACGGGCATCAACACCGTCGTATGGAACGGACAGAATTGGACCGGACAAGGTGACTTGCTCGGGATCAGCCCGATCACTCAGACGGCTGATCTCCAATCGGAGAGCATCACGATCTCCCTATCCGGTCTCGACGCGGACGATGTAAGCAGCGTAACTAGCGACGTGTCAACCGACTCGACGGCGGACGTGTGGCTCGGGTTTCTCGACCTCACGACTGGCGCAATCATCGCCGATCCAGATCACTGCTTCTCAGGAACCTTGGACGTACCGACTTTGCAGGACGACGGCGATACAGCCAGCATTTCCATCACGTGCGAGAACGACCTCATCAAGTTGGCTCAGGCCAGCATGCGTCGCTACACGAACGATGACCAAGCCATCGTCTACCCGACCGATACAGGATTCTCGTTTGTCCCGAGCGTAATGGCTTGGAATGGTGCGTGGGGTGGCAAGAACGGTGGCTCCACGTCAGGTGCACCGGGAGCCGACAGGTTCTTCTAAAATTCATATGCCTCAGAATTCAATTCCGCAAGCAGGAACGCCAGGAGGTTCGACACAGGCGACCACGCTGGTTTCGTCCGGTCCGATCACTGGTGTGAACTTCGGTCTGGCTCAGCCATCGCAGCCGCAAGGCACCACGGCGCTCGGCACTCAGACCACCAGCCGGAACCCTATCGCGGCTCAGCGAACCATCTACGGTACGCGTGGTCAGCTTGGTGGCACGATCACTTATGTCACGGTTTCGAAAACTACGTTTGTGCAGCAGTTACTCGGAGTTGATGACAGCGACAACGGCAACATTCATCTAGTCATCACGATGGCTGGCCACAAGATCACCAGCTTCAATGGTGGCGAAGTTACAGACAAGCACGGAGTAACCGCAACTGTACCTCTGGTCATCTACTTCGATGGCGTCCGCGTTCCGCTGACGATCAACGGTGCACTGGCCTACGGAGGCACCTTTGGTGACTGGGCAGGACTCGCACCAACCGACGGTGCTTACTACGTCCCTGCCGACTATTTCCCACCGAACTTGCCGAATGGCTCGTCGGACAAGGCACATGACTATCGCTGGCGCGTTCGTGTGGAGATCGACAACGGCGATCCGACGAACACCAGTCAGCCGTTTCCTTTGCTGGCATCAGACACGATCACAGGGAATCCCGGCTCGTGGAACTCCACCTGCCTGCAACGCGGCTGTGCGAAGGCTCACGTCCAACTCATCTGGGACACGACACGTTTCAACAACGGCCTACCCAACATCACGTTCGACGTCTCAGGCAAAGCAGTGTACGATCCACGGCTTTCTCCTCCCGGCTTCGCTTATAGCGAGAACGCTGCGCTCTGCCTCTACGATTTCCTGACCGACACCAAGTTCGGTCTGAGCGTTGACCCGAGCCGCGTCGATCAAACTTTACTCATCGCAGCAGCCAACGTCTGCGACGAGGCAATGACTCTGCGTGAAGGAGGCACTCAGCCACGCTACGCCTGCAACGGTGTTGTGGACGGAAGCATGCAGCGTGGGCAAGTGGTACAGAAACTTCTTGACGCGATGGCTGGCACTCTCATCCCTCCCGGCAACCAGTGGAAGATTTTCGCTGGTGCACCAGTGGACTCCGTCCTGACGATCACGGCTACTGACGTTCGTGGTGCCATCAAGACCGACACGGCTGTGTCTCTCAAAGATCGTGTGAACGGAGCCAAGGGAACCTTCATCTCGCCTGACAACAATTGGCAGTCGAGCGATTACCCACCTTACGTCAACGCGACTTATGTCGTCGCCGATGGTGGCACCGTGACCACGGTAGCCGGTCTCAATAGCTACACTGGCGTGGTCTTCAGCGACCTCGCGCTAGATTTCGTCACCGACCCTGTTCAAGCGCAACGTCTCGCCAAGATCAAGGTGGAGAAGCTGCGTCGCAAGCATGCGCTAGTTCTCCAGTGCAAGATGGTCGCGTATCCGGTTGAAGCTCACGACACGATTTCATTCACCTATCCTCGCTGGGGATTGACCGACGCCACGTATGAAGTTACGAACACGGCTCTGGTCATCGACGACAAGGGCAACGCACCAGTGCTTGGCTACGACCTTGTGTGCGTTCCAACCGACGCCAACGTGTACGCGTGGGACCCAGACGTTGACGAAGGCACGACCGTACTCGTAACCGCTCCTCTGCTCCCGGATAACACCAACGTGGGCGCACCAACAGGAGTCGGCTCCCCACCAGTGCTCGGGCTGCTGAGCGATGCTACGACCACCATCGTCCGCGCTGACGGTATCGCGCACTCGCAGATTCTGGTGACCTGGACTCCACCGACCGACGCGCACGTGCTCAACGGTGGCTACATCGAAATCTTCATCAAGAAAGTCAGCGACCCTACCACTGCCTTCACTCTGGCTGGCACGGCTGCTGGAAAAGACTCCAGCTTCTATATCGCAACCAACATCACGGATGGCATCGACTACGACGTACAGATTCAGTCGCTCAACGCGGCTGGCTCACACAGCGATCCTCTTTCAGGCTCAGTCGTCTGCTCTGGTGCAGCGTCCACGATCTCGGCCAGTGGTGGCTCTCCCGGTCCTGTTGGAATAGCCAACAACGACTTCGAGGCATCTGCAACGTTGCCTCCAACAAGCTGGACCATTAAGGGTAGCCCGACACTCGCATTCGAAATCAGTTCTCAACAGCAAGGTCTGCGCTCGCTGAAGATCACGAGCAGCGTGACTGGCGAAGGTGTTCAAACTTCGCAGAGGTATGGCGTGGTTCCCGGCGACGCTTACACGGGCGAGCAATACAAAGTCGGTGGCTTCATCAAGGGTAACGGCGTGGGCCACGGCGCTATCAAGATCAGATTCTACGACGCAACCGACACTGAGGTTGGAACGCCAGTCACCGCTGACGGTGGCGCACCTACACCAGCAAGCTGGAACTTCTACTCGGCAGTTGGAGCCGTACCGAGCACAGCAGTCTACGCTCGCGTCTCCTGCGAGAACGTTACCTCTGGGACATCGGTCCTGAATGAGTTCGACAGCATCGTCCTGTTCCGCGTTTCATCGCTCGAAGATGAAATTGTGAACGGACCTTCGCGTGGAGCCATCACCGCAGCGAACTCCAGCTACCGTCCTCTGACGAATCCTTTGACGTCTCAATATGACGGCATCTCAGGCAGTCCGCCAACTGGCCACTGCGAGATTGACATCGCGGCTTTCACCATGCGCTCGGCCATCGGTCCGACTAACGTCTCGCTGAACAGCGGCACCATCACTGGTCTGCTCACGGCTACTGTCTATCACGTTTACTACGACGATCCGACCTACGCAGGTGGCACAGTCACGTTCTTCGCGAACACGACTCAAGCTATTGCTCTGAATGCGACCGGACGATTCTACGTCGGCTCCATCTTGACTCCAATCGCTGGTGGCCTGCCGACCGTAGGCAACAACGACGGTGGTACGGGAGCGCAGAGCGGTCAATTAGATTTGATCTCGCCAACGCTGCGCACTGACAACACGACCGATCCTATTCAGTGGTATCAGGCGAACCATGAAGAGACCGATGGTGACACGAGCAATTTCTTCGACCTCGTCACTGAAGAAACTATCTGGCTCGGTGGCTTCCCGAATATTCCACGCAAGTGGACGTCGATGAAGCTGAAGGTTCACTCCACAGTCGTAAGCGTGGGACCAGCCTCTGCCGCATTCTGCGACTACAGCCTTGACGACGGTACAACGTGGACCAACATTTTCAACATCGAGAACGGAGCGCAGGTTTCCTCTGGCGCTGGCGCTGGAGCCAACAGTGGCTCGGGTACGGCATGGACGGCTCCATCGAACATCACGGCTCCTGATAACTATGCCAGCCTCACTGGTGTGACACACGGCGTGACCTCGCAAGAGTTGCAGGCCACGACCTTCGGCTTCGCGCTCCCGGCTGGTGCAACCATTGAAGGCATCACCGTCAACTTCGACGAGCAAGTCACTGGCACGGCTCCGAACAACGGTGAAGTTGGTCAGTTCTCAGTTCAACTTTTGAAAGCAGGCTCCCCAGTAGGCACGCCTAAGACGTTTGCGGGTGGCTCCATCGGGACTGTTTCTGTTGGCAACAATGCCGATCTGTGGGGAACCACGTGGGCATACGGCGACATCAACAACGGCAACTTCGGTTTCGAAGTGGCAGCGATCACTCCGAGTCAAGCAGGAGCGTGGGCTTCAGGCACGTTCTATTCGCCACTTGGAATGTGCATCGACAGCAACGGCAACTTCCAGATTGTGGTCACTCCCGGCACGAGTGGTGCGACTCATCCAACGTGGTCAACGACGCTGAGTGGAACTACTTCGGACGGCGCTGGTTCGCTTGTTTGGGCAGTCTACCAACTTGCTTCGACTTGGTCCGCAGGACAGACTTGGAATCCTGGCGATCCGACTGTTGCGCCGAACGGCGTCACTTCAAGTGGAGCGATCAACACGCCACACTTCATCACGGCTACCGCTGGTGGAGTCCCGTGTCTGTTCGAACTCACCACTGGCAGAATGCCTCGGCTCGGCAACATGACCGTCTACATCTACCCGAATGGTGGAACGAAGGGTGCTTTCGACAAAGCGTATCCGATCGGCAATCCACCCGTAGCTCCGATCATCAGCACCAGCGTGAACTCATTGCACTGGTGGGGACCGGACTCTGGAGCATTCACTTTGAGTTGGTACCAGATCAACGCTAACGGCTCTGTGGGCACGCCGTTCTCTCTAGGCGAAGGTCAGGCTTGGGAATGCATCGTGGTTGGTCAGATGTTCTTCCCGAAGGCTGGCACTTACAACTTCAACATGGCGCACGACGACGGAGCCTTGATTGCCTTCGATTCTAAGAAGGTGACGAAGCTGAGCGGAAGTGCAATCAACGATGCGTGGAGCGCGTACTCCCCGAGCCAAGGGTACCCGTGGATGGCTGGCAACAATAACTCTGGCCAGCGCCTGAGTGAGCCGCTCTCCATCAAAGTGCTCGCAGATAACTCCACGGTCGGCTTCGAAATTGGCTTCACGAACTGGGAACACCAAGGTCAGATGATTGTGACCTGCCAAGACTCCAACGGCGTCTATCAGGAAATCGTACCTGTGAGCACTCCTGCGAAAACTGGCACCATCACACCAACGTGGCCAGCGTGGAGCACAGCTTACAACCCCTCGTGGCCGAGCGTCGCTGATTCGGCTGGCAACTTTATCTGGGTGAATCGCGGACCGATAGCAGATTGTGCGTGGCCTGCGAGCACTCCGATCACCGCTGCTGGTCAAGTCGTCGCCGACACTATCGGGGATGGACAGGCTCCTTACCGCGCTGGCAAATCAGGCGCGAGCGAGCCGACCAACTTCGCGGAGATCACAGGCAGGCTGACGAACGATGGCAGCACGCTGGTGTGGAGAAACAACGGCACGACCTCTGCGGTCACGACGTTCAACTTCGCTGTCAGAAACGGAAACATCTCCGTCACCTACTTGCCACCGGGAGCTACCACGTCTCGTTCTGCAACCACAGACGAGATCACGTTGCCTCTGACGCAGAACCTTGCGCTGTTGCAAGTGAGATATGGCCTGACGGCCGATCCTGCGGTCGTCGCCACTGGCGAGATTCAGATGGGCGAAGTTTTCGTGGAAGCGCAGGCAGGGTAATAGGAGAGAGTATGAGCCAACACGTAACCGAAGTGGTCAAGCAGGAGCAACACAGCGATGAATCTGTCGCTGTCACGATTCGTTGCTGCGACGATCCCAAGACCGACTCCACACTGACGATCTACGGCGTGGCGAAGCACTCGGCTGAAACCATCGCGGAAGCGATTGACAAGCACCACAACAAAGTCGCAGCCAAGCATCAAGGGATGCAGGCAGGCAAGCAACATCTTCTGACCGTTCAGAAGACGAAGGCTCACGAGGTTTAAGTATGGGTGGCGCAATAAAACTTATGCGTTCGGCTCCGCAGGTGGCGGCGACATCGTCATCGTCGAGCACATCCACGCCTCCAACCGGGACGTCGGTTTCGATCACCACTCCTGCCATTGTCTCTGGCAGTAGCGAAGTTACGACGTTGGCGATGGCCAAGATGTTTCAGGTTTATCAGGTTCAGGTGAGCGGTCCTACCCGTATACGGCTATACGCGACGGCAGCAGCGCAGACTCTTGACGCTTCTCGTTCTAATAGTGTGCCTCCAACTCCGGGAACTCAGCACGGCGTGCTCTTGGATTTGTATCTGGACACCGCGGACAAGTGGAACTGGATGTGTTCGCCCATCGCTCCCGGCTACAACAACGACTCGCCGCAGAGCACCACGATCTACGCAACCATTACGAACATCGACACCGTGAACGCTGCGATCAGTTTGCAGATTAACTACGTGCCGTTAGAAAGCTAAGGAGTTATTTATGGCGAAGTTTCAGAAAACTATCGTGGGTGACAACACAACCTACGCAGACCTTCAGGGATGGGCTGGTGACATCATCGGCTCCCTCGGGACTGGCACGGGCATTGCGTCCGCTCTCTACAATCTCGGCTTCACGAAGCTGAGCGACACCTACAGCGCACCGTGGAGCACGTCAGGCGCGGCTGTCCCGACCAACGCTGGCAACTTGTTCGGTGCGACTTTCGCGACCACCACGAGCAACGCACGCAATGCGCTCGCGGCTGCTGCTTTCCAAGGTGCATGGGTCACGGCAACGGGCAACTACACGGTGGGCCAGGTTGTCACCAACGCTGGTCTGGTCTTCATCTGTACCACGGCGATTGCCTCTAGCTCGACGGCTCCCGCGTCCGACACAGCGCACTGGTCGCAGTACTTCATGGAAATCTGGAGCATGGTCGCCAGCGGACTGACCACGGTCTACATCAAGCTGGAATACGGTGGTGGAGCGACTGCTGCCAACCCTCAGCTTTCGATTCAGTTCGGCACGGCCTATGTCGCCAACTCCGGAGTGATCTCAGGGAACGTCAGCACGGTGGAACAATGCTTCGGTGGCGCTGGTGTCGCAACGTCATCTGAATGCGACTGGGCTGGCGATGGTCAGAACTGGTTCGGCATGTTCATGCATCGCGGCAACGTCACTCACTCGGCTTTCGTTTGCTTCGAGCGTGGCATCTCCGGTCAGACCTCGGGCGCTCCAGTTTATTCGACGACGAATCAGTACATCACTTATATCGTCGGCAACAAAATTCCCGTGTGGCACCAGTGCTCTCTGTTCCTCGGAACGGGCATTGGTACGGTCAACTCGATTCGTCTTGCGTATGCAGCCGTGGTCAACCTCTTTGTGGCGGGTACTCAGGTTGTGAACAACATCACTCCGGCACTGCCCATCTTCCCGCTAGTCGGGTGGACAGGCAACCCGATGTCAGTCGTTCAGGCTTACTCCGTCACGGACTCGGCAGAAGGAGTCACGATTTCTTCGAGCGTGTACGGCTCGACCGTCAGCTACCTGCAAAGCATCAACACCTTCGTCGGTCAGCTTGGCGGTACGGCGTCGATCTACGCACTCGGATTGAAGTGGCAGTAAGAGGAAACTCATGGCTAAGATTCAAACACTTTGCACGTCCGACAGCAGCACCATCGCCAACTATCTCTCGTGGGCACAAGGCATCAGCAATGCCCTGAGCACGTTGGGATGGGTGAAAGCTTCCGATCCCGGTGGCTACACGGTCAACTGGGCGAACGCCGTCGCGCTGCTCACCAACGGTCTCGCCGTTCCCAGTGTGAAGTCTCTGCTTGCTGCTGGCGCGTGGTCTGCTGGTACTGCATACATTGGCGTGAACTCTAGCTCGGGCACCAACTCAATGGTTACATATGGCGGACTGACCTACCTATGTGTGCTGAACACGCAGTTCACCAACGCTGCGCTTCAGGTCATCCAAAGCACGGCGCAATCGCTTGCCATCTCTTCGGTCGGGACGGGAAATGCTACCTCCGGCACTGTATACACGGGGACTTTCACAGGTGGAGCGTCGAACGGCTTCGTCGGTTTCGTGCTCACCATCACAGGGTTCACTGGAGCATTCAGCGGAAACAATGGCACATTTGTGTGCTCAGCATCGACAGCAACGACCATGACCCTCTCGAATGGACTCGGAACAGCGGTGACAGCGGCTGGTACGGCAACGAGTGTCGCCACTTCTAGTGCTGTTTTCACTTCAGGTGGATTCGTGTCGAACTCATGTCAAATATTCGTGGGTCAGCAGATGGCAATCGCTGGCATGTCTACTTCGAGCGGAGCGAACAACGTGACCTTCACGGCCACGTGCTCGGGTCAGAGTTACATCGGATTCACCAACGCCAGTGGCGTCAGCGAGACGCACGCAGGATCAGTGACGGCTGCTTCTGCACCGGCATCTAGCCTTAACCAGAGCAGTGGTACTTCTGCCGGCTTCTGGATTCCTTACAACTACGAAGTGTGGGTGTCCAACGGTCCTCAGTCAGTAGCTTCGCCTATCTACCTGAAGCTGGTCTACGGCGAGACGGCTGCCACAGGTGGTGCAGTTGGAATGCCGTACCTCGTCTATGCTGTCGGCACGAGCACCAACAACACAGGAATGATCATCGGCAATTATTACAATCCTGGGTCACAAACCTACTCAGAATACAACTCGGCTGCTCTTGGACTTGCGGGTTTTGCAGCTTCACTGTTCGAGTGCGATTTCGCTGGCGACGCGGACTCCTTCCGCATGATCATGTGGAGAACGCACTCGAATGCAAACTGTCCATTCGCACTTGTCATCGAACGTGCCAGAGATTTGGCGGGTAATACTTTGCCTACCTACTGGACTGCGCTGACGTCTGGCTTCAATAACACAGCTCAACAATCGGTGTTTCAGTTCGGCTCGGGTCCGAGTGCTGGCTACACCACGGCGTCGTGGGTCTCGCTTCCTCTGGCCGGGAGCAATGGAACTCTCAATACTGGTAGCTGCAACGGTCAGATTCCAGCGATGCCTGTCTTCCCCATCGTAGGCTTCGTGGGGAACCCCATTTTGGGAACAGTGCTGTTTCTTCAGAACGACGTGGCCGAAGGTTCGCTGGTCAACGTCGTGATGTACGGCGCATCTTGCACGTACCTATGTTCGAAAGTTAGTCCCTTCTTACAGGCGTCTCCCAAGGGCAACTCAGCCATCGGTATTCTCTGGCAATAATCTATGCCCATCACTTTTCAATTCGTCGGACAAGGAGACTCCTCGGGTCAGTGGTTCTCCTCCGCTGCTCATTACACGGACGGCTGCGCCAAGAGACTATGCCCATTCGTCGGCCAGAACGATTCGAGCGGTGAATGGTTCGGCTCCACCACGTCCTACGTCGGCACGATGGTCAGTTCGAAACAGTGGATCGGACTGGGTGACACGAACGGCTACTTCGCTGGAGCCAATGTCCAGTACATCGGTCCGCCTTACTTCCTCACATCTGGTGTTATCACCACGATGTCGGTAGCAGGATCAGGCACGAGTGTCGGTAATCTGAAATCGGGTCTGTCGTTCATGAAGGGTGTGTTCACTTTGGTGCGCGAGTACTGGCCACTCTCGCTGTCTACTCCGTACTCGGGACAAATCTTCCCGACCGGAGGAAACTCCGGTGGCCCAGGACAGGTGTATCCGTTCTAAGACTTTCTGACTCATAGCAGAGGAACTCGGCCCATGGCATTCGACTGGTCTCAACTCATCACACCCGCGTTCGTCACGGCTGGCTTTGCTGGTATAGGCAAGCTGCTCCAGAACCTGCTGAACCACAAGAGCACCAGCAACTTCGAGAACCAGACGAAAGAGATCGTGGCTGCGGTCAAAGAAGGTAATGCCGAGTTGAAGGGCACCATCGCTGGTGGCAATGAAGCCTTGGTCATCGCCATCAAGGGACTGAAGCAGTAATTAAAGTTTCGGTAGTGTCCCAAAAGTGCGTTGCTAGGATTTGTCGTTGAGATTGAGTCGCGCGGCCACAACATCGGGAGGCTCAGGCAAGAAAAATCTATGCTTCTCATCGGGGGTCATATCTCTACCCATGACCTTCTTGAACCGAAGCAGGATTTCCTCGGGCGTAAGCGGTTCTGCGTGGTCGAATGCCGTAGCCAATATAACCTCCAGTGCCAATCATCAGATTGCACAAGAGACCGACGCCCAGAATGGGCACGGCGGAGGGATGTGTATGAGACCCTTTCAGTCTACCACGCTTAGAAAACCGCTCCCGAAGGAGCGGCGAGTGGAGCGGCCTTCCGGTCTTTACTTCTGTGAGTGAGCCTTGTCGTAAGCAGCATCCTTGCGCTTCTCCTCTGCGTCATTCCGAGCCTTCTGTTTTTGCATCATCTTCATAATGTGGTCGCAATTGGCAATCTTCCTATTGGAGAGACCTTCCATCGGACGCGGCTGGCCATCCAAATTCGTGCGTCGTGGGAGATCGAAGCCGTGACCGAAGCATTCGGCCAGGTCACTGCCAGCGCCTTCCCCTTGGGTATTGTTCACGTACTCCAGTTGCACGGCTTGAACCTTCTCAGTCGCGTCGTTGAGAGCCACCTGCTCAGCGGTCTGAAGCCGAATCTGCGAGTCCTTCTGTCTCTCCCGGTCTGCTTGAGTTTCGCAACCCACCGATAATGCGATCACAGCAAGGAGCGCGAGTGTGCATTTCATAGTTTGTCTCCGTTTCAGAATTCCTACCACAGAACTCTGGACGGTCAAGTTCCTCACTAGGAACCTGCCTTCGCTGACTTCGCGGCTCCGAGGACCATCAGATCGTGCGAGCGGCAGTAGCTGATGTAGCGACGGACGCGGAGTTCGTTTACTTTGTGGCCATCGAACTGTCTGCCACCGAACTCCTCGGTGATTTGCGCGACGGTGACGTTGCCCTTCTTCGCGACGAACTCAAGGAAGGCCGCCAGGAAACCTCGGAACTTGGTCGGCTCCACGTTGGCGTGCAGGCGGTACTGTTTGGGTTGGACGGCTGGCTTCTCGGTTGCTGTTTTCATTTTCATTCTCCGTTTGTCAGAAGTTCCTACCACAGAACTTGAGCGACGGGATTGAGTTTGGCGCGTCATTACTTGCTCCCCTTTCCGCACGACAGTGTTCCGTTAGCCCGTTCGTGCAGCCGAGCCGACATCTCCAACTGAGCGCACTGTGGTGAGGTTGAGCCGCTCTCGGTGCAGGCTTGCTGAATGGCCACTGCTCCCGGCTCGCAGATATCGGTGATCACGTGACCGGGAGCAACTGGCGCGGGAGTTGGGTGATTCACCGACTCCACGATGGCGAGCAACACCGAGAGACCGATAACGACCGCGAGCAGTTTCACAAACCAGTGAGTGCGTTTCATTGTTGTCTCCTTAATTGTTCGAGTTCATCCTCGCCTTCTGTTTGCAAGGTGAGTTTGTTGGCCTGAGCACGTTGAGCGATTTCCGAGATGGTGGCGTTCGACCGGACTTGCAGTTTGGCCATCTCCCAAGCCGTCTGGTCGACGGCGAGATCAGGCCAGTTCGGTTGCGGCTCGCTATTAGAGTGCTGTGCCATAAAGGAATCTTGTCTCCTAGGGAGGAGCGGCGACACGCGAATTCTGACGAAGTTCGTCATACCGAAGTTCGCGCTGGAAGCCGTTTCTAGGGCTGAGGGTTTGGGCTGGAGCGGAGACTCGGAGGGGCTATAGCAGGCTGCTAGGAGGTTAATTTTGCTGGCCAGACTGTGTATAGGCGGACTGGATCGTTGCCCAGGCTCCTAGACGAAGGGAGGTACTGGGCTGGTTAAACGGCTCCCGGCTCGTGCTCGGGGTTGCAGCGTGTGGGAAAACAGGCTTGACCGGAGTCCCGGCTCGGCTCCCGACAATTGATCTGTTTTGAACAGCTTTGTGAAGTCGCTACGTGCGACACTCGGTGAGCGCATGGAGTACCCCATGAAACTGAAGACAGTGGCGAGCGTGGCGGACATTCTAGAACGGGAACTCGAACCAACGATTAAAGAATGGCTGAGGCGGGTGAATCTGGTTTCAGAACTGACTGACATTCCACTCAGCGATGCGGACCGTTCGGCTCATCTCCCTAAGCTGTACCATGACCTGATTTCCCGCCTGCGCCTTGCTAAGGATACCGATTCGCCCGTCTCCGTCGCCGCTTCCGCACACGGACGGATACGGCGTGCACAAGGCTACTCTGCCTCCATGCTCATTGAGGAATCGCGGGCGTTTCAGGTCGCCACATTCGGCACATTACATCTCCACCAGAACGAACTCAATCAGACCCAGGTGCTTCTGGACGTTATGGTCATTGCGGATGAGGTGGATGCGCAACTCATGGGAAGCGTGCGCAGCCTGATGGGGGCGAAGTCTAACTAAAGACCGCATTGCACGACGGCACGTGTGAGGCGGCTAGCCTTAACATTGCTTATGTCCGGCATCGAACACAAAAATGTATTGAAAGAAGGGGTGAACTTATTCTAGGATTTTGTCGCGAGATTTCCTCTTCGGTAAGTTCAAGGGGTGTCCTGTGGAAAGCATTCACGAGTCCCAAATCAACTGCCCACTCTGCAACAAGCCCGTCTCCCTGAGTACTGACACGTGCGCTGACGAAAATGGCGCGGCTGTCCATCGGGAATGTTACGCAAATCACATTACCCAACACACTGCTACTGATCCTCAAAGCAATGTTCTCTAGGAATCCTTGGGAAAATCGACTCGTACCTGCCAAACAGCCATGATCCATGAAAGACTAGCCTCCAAGTGATAAATGCAGAACAGCAGAAGCGCGTTGATGACTTGTGTCAACAGATCGCCATGGAAAAGGACAATTCCAAGATCGCGAAACTTGCGCGTGAGTTGAATGATTTGCTTGATGCCGAGGCAAAGCCCACCATCCCTCCCAGCCAGCCGTGACATTGTTCGCAAGAAAAAACCGCTCCCGAAGGAGCGGCTGAGTGGCAGACCGAGCAGGTTAGCCGAGATCACCAAACACTTGATCCAGCGCAGGCAATTTCTCTTCCTCGTTCACCGCAAGGTAGCGCATGACCGATTTCAAATCCGAGTGTCCCGTCATATCCATCAGCGTCGCGAGTTTCACCTTGCCCTGCATGTGGCTCATGAAACTACTACGGAACTTGTGGAAGTAAAGCCGACCGTTCACCTTGACGCCAGCCTTCTTCGCGCAAGCCTTCATCTTCTCTAACAGTTTCTTATCGGGTAGATCACCGGAGGTTCCGAACACGAGCCGCGTCTTCGGATGCCGTCTGCGCCAGTCGGTCAACCGTTCAGCGAGTCCCGCTTCCAACCGGATGCTGTTCCGATCTTCCCTGTCCTTGATTTCGAAGTCACCGGAGTCGTCGGACTTCAAGTGAATCTTTCGATCCTTGAGGTTCACCATCGCCCATTCCAGATTGGCAATCTCCATCTTGCGCATCCCGGTCTTGATGCCGACTTCGATTGCCAGAGCCAACCGTTCTTTGCCTTGCGAGCGAGCCGCGTCCAAAATCTTCTGCATCTCTTCGATGCTGTACGATTCCGGCTTCAGTTTGGTGAACCGTGGCTTGTCCTTTTTCTGGACGAGTTCGTTGGCGTCCACCTTGCAGAACTTCAGGAAGGATTTCAGAACGACGAGGCGATTGGCACCAGTCCGTTTGCTCAGTGGTCCTCCGTCGCGTTTCTCATCGCGGAGCGCAGCCAAGTAACGGAGCGTGTCCCGGTGGACCAGTTCGTCGGCGAAGGCCCGACCGCAAACCTTGAGGAACTCGTTCACCACAATGGCGTAGCCACCAAGCGTGTCCTTGTCCAGATCACGGAGTTCGGCTTCGTCCTGCCACTCGGTCGCCAGCGTCTGGAGCGAAGGACGCTTGATGTCCTCGGCCACGGTTCCGCCAGCCGCTCGCAAAGCCAGCTTGGCTTCCCACTGAGCTTTCTGGGACACCGCGTCAAGTATGTCCTCACACGGGATCAACCGCTGCCTCTGACCCTGATAGAAGAACACCTTCCACTTGGTCGGAGTGCCGACCGGGACGAGAAACTTCTGCTTTTTGAGGATCACGTAGTCAGGGGAGACGCGTTCTTTTTCGCTGCGTCCTTTCAGCGAAACAAACGGGCGAGTGTGAATCCACTTACCATTCAGCTTGAGTGACCGAACCAGAGCCACCTTGCGGTTTGCCAT